GTGGTTGCCACATATCAAGCTGGCATGGCGGTTGATCGACTGAACAACGAGGATTAGATATGGCAGTGGGTGATTCATTAGTCGAAAACTGTATTAAAAATAGTTCCAGTAATAATCAAATCATTGCCGATCTATTTTTAGGTTCTGGCACAACGGTGATTGCGGCAGAGAAGAATAATCGCTTATGTTACGGGATGGAATTATCCCCGAGTTATGTCGATGTCATCATCAGTCGCTGGCAAGACTATACAGGCAAACAAGCCGTATTAGAATCATCAGGTCAAGTCTTCGAAAAGGTAGCGCACGATGGCTAAACCTGGCCCACCTGCAACAATTATCAATTGGCAACAGGTTGATCTGTTATGCCAGATACAATGTACGGGTGAGGAAATATCCAGTGTATTGGGTATGCATTACGATACATTGCAACGCGCATGTAAACGTGATTTTAAAGTGACGTTTGCGGAGTATTCAGAACAAAAAAGAAACGCAGGCAATGCAAGCTTACGCCGCGCGCAATGGAAAGCGGCAAATGCAGGAAACACAGCGATGTTGATCTGGCTTGGCAAACAGCATTTAAACCAATCCGATAACCTGGCACAGACAGCAATCCAGATTAACCAGGAAAAACCCACTTTTATTTACCAATCCATTCCGCTTGCAACCGATCAACCCGCTGATTGAATGAACAACCTGATCAGAATCTAATCCAGATCCCGCGAGTCTTTGATTGTATTTACATCAAAGACCATGCGGATTTTCACTATACACACTTTGTTTTCTACGGTGGCCGCTCGGCGATGAAATCATGGTGCGTAGTGCGCGCCATTCTTGCCCGAGCCAATCAAGAACCACTGATAATACTGTGTGTGCGTGAATACCGTGAATCGATGCGTTTCAGCATCAAAGCCCTGATCGAACAACAAATTGAAAAAACTGGTCAGAAGGCCTACTGGCACAGTACGCGCACATCGATTATTTCATTACTCAATGGTTCAGAGTTTGTGTTTTACGGCATGAACGTCAATCCGCAAAGTTCAAAATCGTTTGAATCGTGCAATATCTTACTCGCAGAAGAATCAGGCGATATGAGCAAACGTTCGCTGATTAATATTATTCCGACAGTGATCAGGAACGAGGGCGCAAAATGTTACTGGATATTCAATCCTGAATTTATCGATGATCCGGTGTATGAGCAATTCATCGTCAACCACGACCCCGAAACAACACTGCTTACAAAACTCACCTACCTGGATAATCCCTGGACAACTGAAGCAACTGCCAAGCAAGCCAGCAAGGATCGGGAAAAAGATTTTGATGAGTACTCGTGGAACTGGCTGGGCAATTTACGCACGAATAGTAAAACCAAAGTGTTTGCAGGTCGATTCACCGTCCGCGTGTTTGAAACGGACAACCTGGGCGACCCGTATTTCGGTGTTGACTGGGGATTCTCCAACTCGCCAACCGTCATCATCAAATGCTATGTGCATGACAATGTGCTGTATGTGCGTTATGCAAAAGGCAAGGTCAAATTAGAGCTGGATGACAACGCAGACTATTTTGATTGCGTTCCTGAATCCCGCGACTATCCGTTAAAAGCAGACGCAGCAAGACCGGAAATCATCAGCTACATGCGCCGTGCCGGATGGTTCAACATGAGCGCAGCGACAAAACCTGCGGACAGCGTTGAATTTGGTGTGCAATGGTTACTGGCGCTGGATGACATCATCATCTACCCAGGCGATGCTGAGCAAGCGGTGGATGATTTCAGCAAATATGGCTATGTGTTGCATACGCGTACCAAAGAACCGACGACTCATCTGGCGAAAAAGGATGACGACAGTATTGATGCTGTGCGCTATGCGCTGAATAAACTCATTTACAGCCAGGATGATCGCTATAGTAGCGGCATTGGACAACGTAAATACAACCAGTGATGCGTATTACAATACAACTGTACATTAATACATTAATCTTGTAAGTGTAAAAAATAATATAATGATGGTGTACAATCAACACCTGTCCCCATCAACCAAAGAGCCACCAAATGGCAGAGAAAGACATCGCACAAGAAATGCAACGCCTGGCGCTGGCACGATTGTCATTCGGTTTTGACAGCATGCACATTAGCGCACTGGAAAACGCACTCTCATACGATGAGCAGATGGATGACAAAAAGATCACCCGCTCTGATCTGCGAAAAATGCTCTATAGCGATGCTGAACTCTCCGCAGCGTTCCAGACGCGCCAGGATGCCATTCTCTGCACCCCGCATCACTTCCAACATGATGACTCACCCGCAGCAGTCCACCTGTCTGATTTGCTCAGCAAACACATGCGCAGCATCATCAACGGCTGGTATGAGTCCATTAAATACGGTTACTCAGTGCAGTGCATCAACTGGTGGATGGAAGATTCCCTGGATGAAAACGGTAATTTCATTCCCATCAAGAACGATGGTTTTTACACATTCAAAAACATCGCATCAAAACCAATTGAACATTTTGTACCCGCGCAAGACGGTGGCCTGTGTCTGCAAACCGATGACCAGCACATCAAAGGCACACTGGACTGTTGTCACACCTACGTCTTAAGCGTTAACGATTTCTCCGAGAAAAACCCCTACGGTCATAGCTTGCTGGCAGACTTGCACCGTGACTGGTACGACAGAACATCGTGCATCGGCTTTCAGATGTTCGCACTGGATCGTTTTACCAATCCGGTGATTGTTGGAAAGGTTGAAAATACGCCAGATTTCAATAAACAAATGGAACGTCAGGGCATTGTTAACTATTTCACCATTGGCGAAAAAGACAGTGTGGATTTACTCATCAATGGGATGGATGACCGTTGTTCTGAAATCGCTCAGGAAAAAGTCGATACCTATAACCGTGTCGTGCTCGGCAGCACCTTGACCACGATTGCAGGTGGCGGTGGCTCACTGGCACAATCCAGAACCCACGAGCAGGTCAGGGAAGACAAAGCCAAATCAGACATCAATGGCGTGATTGAAGTCGTGAACAAAATCATCAGCGCATTCTGGAGTTTGAACAAACTCAGCACAGACAAGCCTGTTTTCATCATGGGGCCGGAGCAGCAGATCGACTTCGAGCGCGTCAAGCTGGATGAAAACATGGTCAACGTCCACGGGGTCAAGTTCAGCGAAGACTATTTAACACGCACCTATGGTTATGTTGCGGACGACTTTACAATTGCCGCAGAGAACCAGCCGCCAGAGGTCACTCAGGCGCTCTCATCGATTCATGGCCGTGGCATCCAGCGCACACTCAGCCTGACCGACGAACTCAACAAAGCCATCGAATACAATCAGGACGATCTGAGGTTCAAGACGTTATCCTCGGCAGCCTAGGTGAAAACAAGTCGCCTGCATCAGGCAGGACTGAACCAGTCGATCAGCAAGGTTGTTGTCGAAGAATTTATCAAAGGCGTTGAGTTCAGGCGCAAGATCAGCCTGAGTCTGCTTGAAATTGAGTATCAGGGTCAGGGACTCACACGCAGACAACTGTTATCTGATATCAATAAGGGTCTGGTTAAAGTCAAACCAACGCCTGCACAAGTCAAACAGTCGTTTCTCAATATCCAGCGCATCGAGCAAACCAATAGCCGCTTTCAGCATCCGCGAAATGCCCCTTTTAACAGCACAGTCATTCAATACGTCACCCGGCGTGATGATCGGGTCAGACCAACGCATCGAATTCTGGATAAACGCACCTACCCACGCGGCCATGATTTCTGGATCAACCATTTACCACCGATTGATCAGGGTTGCCGCTGCACAATCCGCAGCATTCCACGCTCAAAAGCCAGAATCAGCCCGGATAATCGACCTGGTGGAGAGGCATTTGATGCGATCAATACAGGGGTCAATGGCAGCCTGGATTATGTGCAGAATTCAACCATCCGACTCGCTGAACAATACCTGGCTGCAGGGGGCAGTGATGACAAAATTATAGAAAATTTTACAAAAAGTCTTAATGTGTTAAAATTTTCCAAAGATCGTTCCTTATTTATCGAGGAATTAAGTCGATCATCCATCGATTTGACCCTCATCGCAGGACTGACAGGGCTATCACTTGAAAAACAGACCATTACATCTGGTGCCGTCAATCACGCCAAAGACATATACAGTCAGGCCCTCCTATCGCCAAAATCTCAAAATACTGACCTGGCTCTTATCGGTAGTCTCGGTTACGAGCTGTTTGATATTACTGATGGCCGCGCTGGATCAATCCGCGCCGATTTACCTGTGGTAGCCGTTAATCAAATCCAGCGCACTGGAATCCTGGAGCATACCGTCATTGCAAACTCAGAAGGGGACACCTCATTACAGGTTATCAGCCAGAGTATTACTGAGTATTATTCATTGCAAATTATCGCAGCAGGGGCAGTCGTGGAGATTGTATGAGAGATATTATTGTCATTATCACAGGAGTCGTTATATTAATGATTACTCTGTCTAACTACCCATTATAAAACCATGTCGATCCTTGATCTGTTATTACCATTTGAGACGAATATTTTTGCTTTCGTGTTCTTTATGTGCGGTGCGATGACGACATTATGCCTTGTGATTGCGATGACTGGTTCAGTGTTTGAGGATTCACAATGGAAGTGAATGACAACGGTGATGCTGTGATGTCCGGCGTTGCATATACCGGAAAAGTCATTCCATCAGGTGTGATTAACCAGGCAACCGGGCGCGAATACAAGATGATTCTCGAAACCAGCAGCATGCAATTCAAGGATCGCATGGCACTGATGGACGATCACGGCAAAAACTACGAAAGCAAAGCAAAAGCGGTGATTGGTCTGGTTGATGACCTGGCCGTCATTGATCATCAGCTCACAGTCAACAATGCCACCCTGTTCAAAAGCCGGGGCGGGGTGGCTGAAAAGATCACTGATGACATGCAACGCAACGTGCCTTATGAGATGTCAATCCGCTGGGATGGCGGAGAATTATATACCTCAAAAGCTGGCGACATCATCAACGGCATCACGCTTGAAGACAACATCATTATTGTTAAAAACGCACATATCAAAGAAACCACAATGACACTGGCGGGCGTTGATAATGCGACCAGTACAACGCTTCATTAAATCAGGAGACATCGGTATGACCAAAATTGAATACGACCAGCTGATGGCAGGCACAATGGCGGTGATTCCACCCGCCGGGCAAGCGCCAGCTGCAGCCGCACCGCCCCGGCAACCCGCCGGGCAAGTCCCGGCTGCAGCCCGGCAACCAGCAACGACAGACATGTCTGGCATGACCCGGCAACTGTCGCAGCTGACCGAGACCCTCACCGGATTCAGCGGCATTATCAAACAGCTGTCGGATAATCAGACTGTACTCGCACAAACGATGGCTAACGGTGGACAACCACTGGCTGCAATTCACTGGGCAAGCGATGAAGACGCAGCATTAATGGCTGGTCTGGATGTGCATCAACTCGCAGCGATTCGGAATCTGTTCAATGTGGGCAATCAACCCCGGATCAATCAGCAATTATCGCAGAACGGCGGCGCAGATAACGTGCGTTTCATCGGTATCGATCAAACACCTGCAGGGCATCAACAGCAAGCAAAAGAACTGACCATGCAAGAGGTGATGGCATGTGGCGACACGATTAGCGGGGTCAAGTCTAATGGCTAATTCACAATACCCGCTGGATTTTGTCTGGCATCACGATGCGAATCTCAGTCCGCGCAAGCTAACGGTCTCAGTGCTGGAAAACGCAGGTTTAAAACGCGGCGATTTTCTGGTCGTGCCAGCGGCCAACGATCCGGCACAGAACGTTAAACTCACAGCAGCGGCACAAATTAATGATATTTATGGCGTGGTGATGAACCAGCAAGATGCATCCATCGCCACCGCCAATCCAACTGACATCTATGTGTTGCGTAGCTTCACTGTGCTCATGGCGTATTGTCAGACATTGCCAGAGGATATGTCAGGTGCAGGCCAGCAAGAAGCCCTTGCGCAGCGGCTGATTGATATCAGTATCGGCTTTATTCCCGAATCCAACAGCGTTCTGGGTGAGTTGTATCCTGATGGTGTGGTCTGGAATGGCGATTTGCAAACAGACGCGACCCATCAGCAACCCACGGCAGAAGTACTCGGCGACATCGCTTAAACACAGGATCACATCATGGCACTTTATCAAATCCCGAACAGTTTACGTCAGGCTGAGATGACAAAGGCGATTCTCAGTCTGCCGAATAGTTTTAATCATATTCAGAAACTTTCAATCTTTACTAATATCCACGTGACGAGTCGTGATGTTGCCTTTGAATTTGGAAACGGGCAACTGTCTTTTGTCCCGGCATCCATGCCCTGTGGCGATGGTCACTCGATCAATAACAACATCGGCAATGAAGACGATGAGGTGTTTTATATTCGCGCCCCGCACCATGAAGTCCTGGAAGAAGTGAATATCTGCATGATTGCAGGCTTTCGGCAATGGAATTCAGACGCCTGGGAAACCGTCCAGCATTTGTTATCACAACGACTAATTTTAGCGCGTCAAAGTTTTGATTATACGATTGAAGTGTTGCAGCTGAACGCTTTGCTGGGTCAATATTACAACGAAAAAGGCAAGTTTATTGATTTGTCTTCCAAGTTCAATAACGCACCGAGTACCGACTCAGACTCGCTGCCGAAGAACGCCAACGTCGAAGATTTGCTGCACAAGATCACCCAAAAAATGGCGAAAGTGTTGAAAAAAACAGGCAAACGCGCCACACAGTGGCTCGTCCTGGCATCCGATGGCTGGTACAACAAGCTCAACGCAATGGATTATTTCAACAAGCAAGGCGGCAATTGCTGCGCTGGCGCAGATGCCATCACTGATGCATTTGGCGTATCGCGCAAGATCAACAACTTCACCATTGTTAATTTCAATGGCGAGGGGCTGGCAAACATCCCTGCGAACCAGGCTGTTTTTATTCCGCTCGGTGTGCCAGACATGCTGGTGACATATTGGACACCAGCGATGACCATGCAGACCATTAATCGCATCTCTCCAAAAATCACCGTGCAAACCGAGTTGCTGAAGTTTCAACAAGGATTACAAGCCATCGTCCACATGGACCCTTTGACGGTCAACAAAATACCCGAAGCTGTGTTAATCCACACAGCGACTTAAACACATTCATAGGCAGGTGTATTTCAACAGGCGCACATCTCTTTCGCGCCTGTTTTTTTTAAGGAAACAATATGGCAGCGGGTTATCAATATTTGAGCGATGGTGGCGAAGGACTCAGCAGACAGCAAGTTGAAACCATTCTGCGTGAATATCAAACAAACGTTGAACGCGGCTTCAATGAACTTCGCGAAGCCAATGACAAAATCACAGGACTGCAAAAAAAGCATATTGATGGTGTCAACGACAGTGAACAGTTCATCGAATTACAGAGAAAGCATGATGAACTGGAAACCCTTGTTCTGACCAATGGGACACACCCATACCCTGATACAATGCAGCAACAGATTGATACGCTCGGAATACAGATCGATCAGTTAACAGCACACTGCGAGCATGGTTCAGATGCTGACATTCAGACGCAGATAGACTCGCTTAAAGAATCGTTTATCGCATTCAGCATCGATAACAAAAAACTCCCATCCGTGCGCTGGACACCCATCAAAATCAACAAGGAATTCAAGGGCTATTTCTGTTACGCAAGTGTTGGCAGCCTGGTCTGTTATAAATACAGAATCAAGCGTGACAATCTAGCCATGTTTGATGGTGAACTTGCCGATGGAATGCCCATGCCATTTGCTGGCATGACATCGATCAAAGGCGTTGCCAGGCAACCCGGCAAACGCAAAAAAGGACGGATTAGCCTGTATATCAGAAATCACCGGGTGATCTGCAAGCACATCAAAGCGGATGAGGAAGTGTGGACTCGATTAACCGGGTCAGGGGTGTATATCACTG